CAGCGGCGGAGTCGGCGTGGTCGGCGAGGTCAGCGGCGGAGTCGGCGTGGTCGGCGAGGTTGGCGGCGAGGTGGTCGGCGAGGTCGGCGGAGTCGGCGTGGTCGGCGAGGTGGTCGGCGGAGTCGGCGGAGTCGGCGGCGGAGTCAGCGGCGGAGTCAGCGGCGGAGTCAGCGTGGTCGGCGTGGTCAGCGGCGGAGTCGGAAGAAAGCCAAGCACAACGGGACATCCTGTTGACCATCATCAAGCAACTACCAACGGAGTAATCCATGAGTCAAATCCCCGGGGCCGCAATGGCCCAGCAAGAACAGCGCCGACACACAGACGGTTGCGATGTGGGTCATGGACCCAGCACCAATCACCGTGAGCTTACTGCGCGCGAGCGGATGGAATACGAGCGTGATGAGGCGATCGCGCGTGCGCAGGCCATCAACGATAAGATCAAATCGTTCGATGAAACCTTCGGGAAGCAGTTCCTGGAAGTGCCGGAGAACATGTTTCGCCAGCGTTTCTCGTTGGACATCTACTGCCCGTTCTGAGCTACCACACAACTTCACAGGAGTAATCCATGCACAACGTTCGTTCCCCCAATGTCTCCGACGAGTCCATCGAGCTGGAAATCCAAGCGAAGAAGCTGACTGCCCCGCGCATCACGCCTTCGCACATAGACGATCAGATTGTCAAGTCGCAGTACCACGTGTTCACCGGCACGACGGTCACCGTGTGCTGCCTCACGCTACGCAACGGCTTCAACACGGTCGGCAAGTCGGCGTGCGCTTCGTCGAACAACTTCGACGCTGAAATCGGCCGCAAGCTGGCGTACGACGACGCGCGCAACCAGATCTGGGAGCTGGAAGGCTACCTGCTGAGGGACTTCCTGCACAGCAACCGTGAGCAATTTCGTGCTTGCGCCCCAGGGGGTGATCTGCCGCTTGAGACAAGCGAGAAAGAAGCACGACCGCTGCCGTTGATCGATGGCGACTTTGCTGGCCACTGACCATGAAGCACGCCAAGCTCAGCCCGAGTTCCTCTCATCGCTGGCTGGTGTGCCCCGGCAGCGTGGAGGCCAATGCCAACAAGGGGCATGGCAGCAACGTTCACGCGCTACAGGGCACCAGTGCGCATGCGCTCCTTGAGGTGTGCTTGCGCACTGGTGCCGACCCAGAGGACTTCTTCGGCAAGGTGCTGGAGAAGGGCTTGATGGAAGTCGACGACGACATGGTGCAGGGTGTGGGCTACGCGCTCGACTACATCCGTGCATATGTCGAGAACAACCCAAAGGCGAACGTCCTCATCGAGCATCAGGTGGTGTATGGGCCGCAGATCGGGTGCAAGGAAGACGACGCGTTCGGCACCAGCGACGTCATCATCGACAACCACCCCAAGGAAGTCGTGGCGCTTGACTACAAGCATGGCATTGGCCATGCGGTGTCGGTGAAAGAGAACAGCCAAATCCGGCTGTACCTCGTTGGCATGCGGCAGGTTCGGCGCTACCAACGGTATCGTGCCGTGGTGGTGCAGCCTCGCTTGCCGCGTCGCAAGCCGGTGCAGGAAGCACCGGCCATCACGGACGCCCAGCTAGTCACGTGGGTGGACAAGGTGGTGCGCCCTGTGGTGCCAATTGCACTGGCCAAGGACGCCCCTAGGACAGCCGGTACGCACTGCCGCTATTGCGCTGCGGATGGTAACTGCCAAGCCCAGTACGAGCTGGTGATGGAGAAAGCACGTGAGGAGTTCAAACCATGAAGAAAGACCTGACCCCCGCACAGATCGCTAAGATCCTAGACACGCTTGAGGTGCTGAACAAGATCGGTGACGCCGTGAAGTCAAAAGCTATCGAGCTGGCGCACAACGGTGTGACCATCCCAGGGTGGGAGGCATCGTTTACCGCTGCCAAGCGCATCTGGACCGACGAGGACAAGGCCACCGAGTTGCTGGACGAGCTGGGTCTTAGCAAGCGTGAGCGCTACAGCATTGAACTCCTCAGTCCATCTCAAGCTGAGAAGCTCCTGCGCAGCAAGAAGCTCTGGCCCAAGAAAGCCAGGGGGAGCGCAGAGGAAGACTTTGCCAACCCGTTCAAGCCGGTGCTGGGCTACACGGAAACCAAGCAGAGCATCCGTAAGGTGAGTGACACTTGATCCCGTGGAGTCTTGGCTGAGTGGTCGAAAGCACTGGACTGTAAATCCGGCCGTAACTGCGCGATGGTTCGAATCCATCAGACTCCACCAACCCCTCAATTCACTTAGGAACACAAATGGCCGAACGTATCCATTCCCCTGAAGGCACCGCACGCTTCTGCAGCATCCTCCAAGCGCGCCAGCGCAAGGACAAGGCAGGCAAAGACCAAGGCGACCCGAAGTTCGAAATCACATTGATCTTCGATGAAGATACTGACCTCCGCGCTATGAAGAAGGCAGCGCAAGAAGTTGGTATCGAAAAGTTCGGTGTCAAGTTCCCAGAGATGGTCAAGAAGGGAAAGTACCTCTGGCCGTTCGTTGACAATGCCGACATGGTCAACGATGATGACGAGCCTATCACCGGCTTTGAGAATCCGGGCACTAAGGTCAAGTTCAAGACCAAGGACAAGCCCGGCATCGTCGATGGCGACGCAGAGCCCATCATGGACAAGAGCGAGATCTACGACGGCATGCGTGCCCGTGTCAGCTGCCGCCCCTTCGCCTATGACAATGAGTCCAAGGGCGTGGCCTTCTTCCTCATCAACGTGCAGAAGCTGGGCGACGGTGACCGTCTGTCTGGTGACCCTGCTGCCGAGGATGACTTCAAGCCCGCCAAGAAGGCGAGCAAGGGAAAGGGGAAGTCCAGCGAAGTTGACGACCTTCTGTAAAACTTCACCTCAGCCCCCTTCGGGGGCGTCCACCCAACCCCACAAGGAAGAACTCACATGGCAAAGAAAGACGACATCGACGACCTGCTCGGCGACACCAAGGAAGCAGCGCCTGCGAAGAAGGCACCGGCCAAGAAGGCACCGGCCAAGAAGGCTGTCAAGGCTGAAGCTGCTCCTGCGAAGAAGGCACCGGCCAAGAAGGCTGCGGCTGAACCCGCCGAGCGTCCCGCACGCGAGCCGGTCACGTTCGAAGAAGGCGAGCGTGATGAGTTGTACAAGCGCATCAAGAAGATGGTGAAGAAGGCCATCAACAGTCGCGAGCTGGCCGAGAAGCTGGAGATCCCCACCCGCAAGCTCCGTGTCGTGCTGTACAGCATGGCGAAGCGCGAAGAGATCGTGCTGGAGCCTGGCGAAAGCAAGGTCACTGGCATGACGGTGTCGCCGGCCTGAGGCAACTCAGCCTGTTCGTTGCTATGGCCCTGCGCCGTGAGGTTCAGGGCCATAGTTGTTTTCGGGAGGCGTGTATGCTGTGTCTTCTGTTCTTCGTGATTGGAGTGATCGTGGGCATCGTACTTACACTGGTGGCCATGGCTGAGGTGTTGCTGCCATGAGCGATGACATCGGCCACTTGGACTTCGAGGTGTACTCAGACCTTGACATACGGAAGGTAGGCGGACACCGCTTCGCGCGGCACCCAAGCGCTGAGGTGCTGATCGCCTGCTACCAACTCCCTGACATGCAAGACCCTGCCGTGTGGTTGCCGCGTACGCAGCAGCCTCCAAAGCGACTGGTGCAGTGGGTAGAGGGTGGCGGCAAGCTGGGTGCGCACAACGCAGCCTTTGAGCGTACCGTGTGGGCGCACACCTTGACACGGCAGCACCCAGACCTACCGGCCATCAAGGACAGCCAGTGGGTGTGCACCGCAGCCAAGGCAGCAGCCTCCGGCTTGCCGCGTGCCCTGGACAAGGCCCTGAAAGCGCTGGAGCTGCCCGCTGAGAAGGACACGGAGGGTAGCAAGCTCATCAAGGTGTTCTGTCAGCCACGCAAGCCCACGAAGAAGGACGCTCGCATACGCATCCTCCCCGAGCAAGATGCGCGCTTCCAACGGTTCGTCGAGTACTGCCAGCAAGACGTTCGTGGTGAGATGGCGCTGGATGCATCGCTGCCTGACCTCAGCGCCAACGAGCGACGCATGTTCATGCTAGACATGAAGATGAACGACCGTGGGTTGCCCATTGACCTGCCGTTGGTTGAGAAGGCGCTCAAGGTGGTTCGCGCGTTGGAAGTTGGTATTGCCTCACGTGTGGCGCTGCTGACCGGAGGGCTGAAGGCCACGCAGGTCCAGAAGATGCTGGACTTCTTCTACGATCGAGGCATTGAGCTTGAGAACATGCGCGCCGAGACGGTGCGACAGATGGTCAAGCGCGAAGACCTTGACGACAAGACCAAGGAGCTGCTCGAGCTGCGCGTGGAGGCTGGCAAGGCTTCCACCAAGAAGCTCATCAGCATGCTGGCTTGCGCCGATCCTGACGACCACGTCGTGCAGGGCGGCTTCCTCTATCACGGTGCACACACTGGTCGTTATGCGGGTCGGCTGGTGCAACCGCACAACTTCATCCGTGGGTTGCTAAAGGCGCATCAGCGCGAGCTGATCTTCGAACTGCTGGAGCACGCTGACCCAGACCTGTTCACGCTGCTGTATGAGAAGCCGATTGATTCGATCAGCCAGTGCATGCGGGGGTTCATCAAAGCTCCCAAGGGTTACGAACTGGCTGTGGTGGACTACACGGCTATCGAGGCCCGCGTGCTGGCGTGGTTGTGTGGTGAAGAGGAGATGCTCGCCGCGTACCGCAAGGGTGTCGACGTGTACAAGCTCATGGCGGTGAAGCTGTACAAGCTCAGAAGCTTAGAAGATGTGTCTGACGAGCAACGGCGCATCGCCAAGAACTTGGTGTTGGGCTGCGGGTACCAGCTCGGCGGCATCAAGTTCGTTGACTACGCTGCCAACGCTGGCGTGGTCATCACCGAGGAGTTTGCCAAGGGCGCTGTGAAAGCGTACCGCGACAGCGTGCCCAACATCTGCGCGAGTTGGAAGGAAGTCGAGCGGCTTGCGTCCATGGCTATCCGCAAACAGGGTGAGGTGTACGAAGGGCTGAAGTGCCGCTTCTACATGCGCGAGCACTGGCTCTGCATCCAGCTGCCCAGCAAGCGTGAGATACGCTATCCGTATGCACGTGCGGTGCCTGTGGAGCGTTGGGGCAAGCCTGCGTTCGAGATCAGCTTCCGCACCGAGTTCAAGGGCCAGTTCCTGCGCGAGAAGACCTACGGCGGCAAACTCATCGAGAACATCGTGCAGGCCATTGCACGCGACATCATGATGGAAGGCATGCTGGCAGCTGAGAACGGTGGATGGCCTGTCATCGGTACCGTGCATGACGAACTGCTTACGCTGGTGAAGCGGGGGCAAGGGCGCATCAAGGAGCTTGAAGAGGTTGTCTGCGTGAAGCACATCACGTGGACGCGGGGCATGCCGTTGGCTGCTAAGGGATTTGTATGCGTACGATACGAGAAAGGCTGACAACCGAGAACGTTGTCGAGGAGCACCTGCGCAAGAGCGTGAAGGGGCTGCGTGGCCTGTGCATCAAGCTCAACCCATTTGGGTACGCTGGCATTCCAGACCGGCTGGTGCTGCTACCGGGCGGTATAGTGATGTTCTTTGAACTGAAGCGCCCTGTGGGCGGCAAGTACGAACCACTACAGCTACGCTGGCACTCGAAGCTACGACAATTGGGGTTCAAGGTTTTCGTGTGCAACACCAAGGCATCTGTGGATGCTGCTCTGGAGGGGCTATGATCAAGGCGTATGTGAAGGTTGATGGCATGTGGGTACAGGTCGTGCGCATCCATGGGTTCTATGACCTCGTCTGCTGGGGTTGCGCTTTCGTTACCATTGGTATCGTTTGCGCTCTTGTCTTGAAGAACGTGCTGTGACACTCCAACGAACTGACCTGCGGAAGTACCAACGGAGCGCCGTGGACTTCATCAAGCAGCACCGTCGTGCAGGCTTGTTCCTTGACATGGGTCTTGGCAAAACGGTCGCAACACTGACTGCGTTCAGCGACCTGCTAGCGCGTGGCGTGGTCAACCGCATCCTTCTCGTTGCCCCGCTGCGTCCGGCTCAGGGTGTGTGGCGGCAGGAAGCGCGCAAGTGGGCGCACACCAAGCACCTGACGTTCAAGATGCTGACAGGCAACGAGCGTCAGCGGCTGCTCGCGCTCAACAGCCAAGCGCAGATTCACATCATCAACGTGGACAACCTGCGCTGGCTGCTTCAGGTGCTGCGCACCCGCGCCAAGAAGCACGGCTGGCCGTACGATGCGTTGGTCATCGACGAGTCCAGCATGTTCAAGACGCCTAGCAGCAAACGGTTCGGCTCGCTGCGCTTCCAGCTCAAACGGTTTGACCGTAGAGTAATCTTGACTGGCACGCCAGCACCCAAGGGGCTGCTCGACCTGTGGGCGCAGATCTTCATCCTGGACGAAGGCCAACGTCTGGGTGCGCAGGTCGACCGCTACCGCAGCAGGTTCTTCGTACCGTCTGGCTTCAAAGGATACGGCTACGCGCCTGACGAAGACGCAGAGCAACGCATCCTCGAGCTGATCAGCCCGCTAATCCTCACCATGCGTGCTGAGGACTGGCTGGAGCTGCCCCCAACCATGAAACAGGAGGTGTACGTTGACCTACCACCGAAAGCTCGTGCGGTGTATCACCGCCTCGAAGAGGAGATGTTCCTTGAGATGGAGATGGGGAGCACGGAAGCACTCAGCGCCGCGTCTCTGTCCTCCAAGTGCTGGCAGCTCGCCAACGGCTTCATATACCTCGAGGATGCTGCCGGGGCGAAGACGTTTCAGGCAATTCACGATGCTAAGTTGGAAGCTCTTAGAGAGGTCGTTGACGGCGTTGGAGGCAATGTGCTCGTGGCCTACTGGTTCAAGCCTGACCTCGCCCGGCTCCGTGCTCTATATCCGAAGGCCCCAGCGATTGCTGACTGCAAGAACGAACGGGCTCTATCCAAACTGCAAGACGAGTGGAACGCGGGCAAGCACCCCGTGATGTTGGTGCATCCGCAGGGCGCAGGCCACGGACTGAACTTGCAGGGTGGTGGCAATGTGCTGGTGTTCTACAGCATGCTCTGGAGTCGCGAGTACTACGCGCAGGTGATTGAGCGCATCGGTGCAGCACGCCAGATTGCCACAGGGCGCGACCACGTGATGATCAAGCACTTGATCGCGCGTGACACCGTGGATGAAGTCATGCTGGCAACCCAACGGCTGCGTCACGCTGACGAGCGACGTGCTATGAAGCTGCTGCATGATTATCGCGTTATCAAGGAGCTTCTATCATGAAATGCACGTGTGGGGCGTGGACTACCGTACTGTCCACACGAAACGAAGTCATCAGGCGCAGAGAGTGCGCAAACGGCCATAGGTTTACAACTGAAGAGGTGATCAAACATGAACGCAACGACGCTGGTGCAAACCAACCTGACGGACGACTGGCGAGGGTTCTCCAAGCTCCTGTTCAAGCTGGAAGACGCTGACCCAGGGTACATGTTGCTGGCCCGTGCCGAGCTGACCGAAGCGCAGAAGCTGCGCTACGTGCTGGCGTGGTGCACGTTCTACAACCCTGGCCTCGCAGCACGGGCCAGCGACTACCAGGGCGCGCGGTTCTACGAGTTCCTGCGCAAGGTGTACCCAACGGCCAAGCGTGCGTCTGAGCGCAGGCACTTCCGTGGGCAAGCGGGGCTGAAGGCGCTGGCGCAGTGGCAAGACCTGTACCCGAAACCCGAAGCCATGATCGAGGCGTGCTTCGGCAGCACGTACCTCGAGGTGCGGAAGAATATGCAGCACATGGCGCAGATGGGCGATTACTTCTACTGGAAGCTGGCCGACATTCAAGACACGGTGTTCGCTCAACCTGTGAACTTCACCGGCTGCGAGAAGTACATGCCGAAGGTACCGCAACAGGGTGCTGAGATGATTGCCGAGTTGGAGAGCACGTGCTTCGCGCTCCCAGTGGCCATGAGCACGGTGACCAAGCACATCAGCAAGATGAAGCATCCGTTCAAGCCCAATCGTCCGCTCGCGCTGCAGGAAGCCGAGACCGTGTGTTGCGTGTTCAAGCAGCACGTGGTCGGCGACTACAAGTTCGGCTTCCGCAGTGCCAAGGCGTTCATGCGTCTGATGACCATGCGCCACGAGACGCTGACCGCGCAGAAGCTGCTGGACGGCCTGTACGCTGGCGGCATCTGGACCCAGGAGCAGCTCGCTGACGTAGTGGGGCACATGTGAGCACGCTCGTCTACGTACACGGTACCAACGGTAGCGGCAAGAGCACGCTGGCTCGTGCGGTCATTGCGGCTGCGGGTGGGGTGCTCGAGGTAGACGACGTGCCGCACACGCTAGGCCGCAACAAGGTCACTTGGACGCGCAAGCGCGTGGCGCTGATGGGCAAGTACGGTAACGCCTGCGGGGGCCTGGACGGGGTGCGGCCGTATGCTGATGCACACCACCTGGTGCAACACGCACGCAGCTGCGACGCGACTGGGGTGTTCGCTGAGAGCTTGGTGACCCCTGGCTTGCAAACGTGCAAGGACTTCGCAGAGTACTTCGACCGCACCGTGTTCATCTTGCTGGACACCCCCGAAACCATCTGTATTGCAAACGTGTTGCTGCGACGGCGTGCCAAGGGCAACAGCAAGCCCTACGACCCCAAGAACCTGCAGAAGAAGTTGCGCAGCGCCAAAGCGTGGGCGGACAATCTTGAACGAGCGGGTTTGCAGGTGCGCCGCCTACAATACAAACAGGCATACAGCCTCGCTCTTCAGGTGCTCGGGCTACCGAAACCAAGCGTCGAAGATCTTCTACTCTGAAAGGAACCAACATGGAAACTCAATTCGGCTTCGGCGTGCGGGCACGCAACGTCAATGAAGCACTGGCCATCGGCATGCAGCTTGTGAAGAACGAAGGTGTGCTCACAAGCTCACGTGGTCTGGAAGTTATGCGGGCTCCTGGCCCTGTCACCACCGTGTACGAGCGGCCCATGGAGCGCGTGCTGTTCTGTCCGCACCGTGATGCCAACCCGTTCTTCCATCTGCTCGAGAGCATGTGGGTCATCGCTGGCAGCAACCGGGTTGAGCTGCCTGCTCACTACCTGCCCCGCTACGTGCAGTTCAGTGACGACGGCCAGCATCTGCACGGTGCCTATGGTTACCGCCTGCGACATGCGTACCAATTCGATCAGCTCGAGATGGCTTGCGCCATGCTCTCAGAGAAGCCTGACAGCCGTCAAGTGGTGATGAGCATCTGGCACCCGACGCTTGATCTCGCGACCAAGACCGCTGACATGCCCTGCAACGACATGTTGATGCTGGACGTCGTTGATGGCGCTCTCAACATGACCGTGTGCAACCGCAGCAACGATGTAATTTGGGGCGCATACGGCGCCAACGCGGTGCAGTTCAGTTTCTTGCTGGAGTACATGGCTGCGTGCGTTGGGGTGCGTGTGGGTCGCTACACACAGCAGTCCAACAACTACCACATCTACACAGACAACAGCTACTGGCTCAAGTTCACTGGTGATGAGGATATTCCGCCGCCTGTTGACCACTACGACCAAGTGCAACCATATTCGATGGCACAGAGTCCGGCGGATGCGCGTGCTGTATTCCACGACTGCGTGGCGTTGTGCAAACACTTCGAAGACGGCGACGACCCGGACAGGTTCGAGCAGGTCAGATCACTCTTCTTCCGAGAAGTCGTGGTGCCCGTGATGAAGACACATGTGCATCATAAAGCCAAGAGAGCTGCGCATGCGCTGAAGGAAACATCCAGCATCGTGGCTGAGGACTGGCGCTTGGCTTGTCGCGAGTGGCTGCTGCGTCGTCAGGAGCAAGCCGTATGAAAGCCGTGGTGGAAGCTCAGCTGTACCGTGATGCCGGACAAGTCAAGCGGTACCACGTGAAGCGCACGCACCGAACCCAGACAGTGGCCGAGCACACGTTTGGTATGTTGATGCTGATCAAGCAGGTTGACCCGCATGCCAGCAAGAACCTGTACAACGCCATCCTGCATCATGACCTGCCAGAGTTGTTCACTGGTGACATTCCAGCGCCCATAAAGCGTGCCCACGCAGAACTCGGACCGTTGATGGAGCGTATCGAAGAGGATCTGGCCCCACTGTATCAAGACATCAGGCTCTTGCCAATTGAAGCGGTGCTGCTCAAATGGGCTGATCGCATGGAGCTGGTGATGTGGTGCCTGGAAGAAGTTCGAATGGGCAACACCAACTTGATCGAGACCGTGCGGCGTGGCCTCGGGTGGATTGTCGCCGGTCACATTCCCGAGTGTGCTGACGTACTCACCGCACAGGTGGTGCTAGATGCACGAACCCTTGGTATTGAGCCCGCAGTGGGCGCTGAACTGGAGAAGAACGCATGAGCGCAAACGAAACCCAGGTGGGTGGCACCCACTACAAGAATCACTTTCAACACTGGGATCTTGCCCACGAGTTGGACCTGGGCTACTTCGAAGGCCAGATCACCAAGTACGTGACGCGGCACCGCAGCAAGAAGGGTCGTGAAGATCTAGAGAAGGCGCTGCACTTCACACGCAAGCTGCGTGAGCTGGCCGTGTTGGCGGGACGCCATCCACGCCACAAGTACGGCACGATGGCCCGGTTCACAGAGTACGTGGGAGCTAACAAGCTGAACGGCGCTGAGTACCTGATCATCATGTCAGCGTGCAACTGGTCCATGGTAGACGACCTGAACGTGCTAATCGACCGCATCGTGGTGCTGATGGACGAGACCTACCCACAGTTGCCAGTGCCTGAGGTGCAGACTATGCCAGGAGGGTTGGACAGTGGCGGACCTGGGCGCGGGTACATAGATCAAGCAAGGGACATCTGAGGAATAACCCCACGTTCGTGGGGTTTTGCACGAATAAGTTCTTGTGAAGCTGGTTCGGAACATGCGAACATTCGTTCACGGTGAAGCGCAGTGCAGCACCGGCCAACTTCAGGATATCACACCGTGTCTACTACCCTCTCCCCGGTTGTCTGCAAGAACGAAGGTCAAATTGGCGACGCAGCTTTCGACGGTGTCCGTCGTCGCCCGGTCGTTGCCATCAACGACGAAGGCAAGCTGGTTGTCTGCTGCCGCCGCACCGCAGCCAAGAACGGCTGGGAAGTGCAAGGCACTCTGTTCCAACGCAAGCGCAAGCCGTCTGTTTCGGCCCTGCTGAAGTAAGGAGTCAACCATGTCTAAGACCCGCCACCTCGACACCGCAATCGCCATCTTCAAGGGCACCGCTGGCTCCAAGCGCGCACCCCGCGCAGCGCAAGCTGAAGTCGTGGTGCTGCTGGGCGAAGACTCTTACGTCATCACCGTGAACAACAAGACGGTGGAGGCAGACAAGGGCGATGAGACCCACGCACGGCAACGTGCTGAACTTCGTGCCGAAGCTATCCGCAAGCTGGGCAAGACCACAACCGTTACCGTGTACTGAAAGGGGGCTACCGTGCATCACCAAGTTACCAAGACTCTCGAATACTGGCCTGCATCTGACGGCACTCACATCGTGGAGATCACCCGCGCTGCTGGCATCACACTCGGCATTCGTCAAGTCGGCTGGATCTGGGGAGAACTTTGATGAGCACGAACCCTACGTTTATCGCTGCGTGCAAGCAGAAGATCTTGCCGCGTGAAGTCCTTCACATGACATCGGTTGACGGCACTGGTAAGTTGGTTGCACTGTCGAATGACTCACTACGCAGGCAAGTAGAGTGGTTCGTCTGTCAACGACACCTCACTTGGGAAGAATGGCTAGACATGCGTGACGCATGGTGCCGTGCGCACCGTGTTGTGGTTTGCTCTACGACGCGTGGTGACACGCAAGCTGTCAAGCGCACTGCAGAACAGGGCGAGCGCCAAGGCTATCAGTACATCCTGTTGGACTACGTATCATGATGACCCTCCTCCACGCTATCTTGATGTTCTACTTGGCGCTGCCGCTCGTGCTCACTGTTGTTGGCGCGGTGCGTGAGTTGTGCATGCCACTGGTCAAACTGGTCAGGAGACAACCATGAACGAGTACTGCGTCACGTTCGTGTGCATCCAGGGTACTGACGAGCCTGAGGAAGTGTTCCACTGCCATGTGACAGCGCCTGGAGATCAACTGGCTCTTGAGACAGCGTTGCGGCGCTCAGTCGATGACAACATCAAGCTGGCCCGGTCTGACGCGGTGTCCATCCGTTTGGTGCTGCCGCTACATGAAGGGTTGATGGACGCGCTGGAGCTGTTGCGTTTCGCAACACACGGTGCTACCCCCATGGCTAACCCTATGGCCCCAGCTAGCCACCTGCACTGATAGGGCAAATCGTCCGCTGGCTGCGTCAATGCCAGTAACCCTACACCCACCCCTAGCCCGCACGTAAAAACGCCCCCAAGAGGGGGCGCTTAGGTACGGATACCAACGGTATCTCAGCTTGCAGCCTTAATCGCTGCGTCCAGAGCGGCGCGGGCTGCGTCGTCACCTGCGAACAACACGTCCAGCTCGGCGCTGGTAACGTCACGACCTTCGGCATGTGCTGCGTTCAGCAGCTTGGACACAGCAGCGATCTCGTCGCTGTACTGCAGGAGGAGTCCAACGAGGATGAGAGCGTTGTTCATGGTTTCGTTCCTTGCTTAGTGATGAGGTACGCTTGCAGTGCCTTGAGCGCCGTGTTGGCAACTTCCAGGCGAGTGGTGGCGTCAGAGAGGTTGGTGCCGGACATGCCTCGGGCAACGTTCAGCCCTTCACGAGCAACGTCGGCCTGCGCCTGGATGTTTTTGGCATCATCGACGCTGATCTTCTTCGCGGCCAACAGGGTCACAGCGGTGCCACGCACCTCAGAGACGCTGGCAACAGCCACAGCGAGCTTCTGGTTGAACGTGTCAGGCGTTGCAGAGCCGAGCGCTGCGCATCCGACCACCAGTGCCAGCAGCATAACGCAGGAGATTGAACGGAAGAACTGTTTCATGGTTTGCTTTCAGAGTTGAGGTTCTTTTGCGGCCACAGGCGGGCCACGACGCCGATCACCGAAGTGACGATGGGGATGACCCACGGAGGCATCGGTAAGTGCGCGATGAGTGTCTGCTGCTGGTCGATCGGCAGCGCAAGGTAGATGGCGAACATCGTACCCGCTGCGGTCATGATCCAGTTGCTCCACATCTTCGCCGAGTTGCTGGCGTTGACAGCCAAGCGGTCTTTGGTATCTTGATCCATTTTCAGAACTCTCCTTGCACCCGGTTGAATTGCCAGCCGTATTCGAAGTCTTCC